TTATTTAAAAGAAAGTAAACGCAAGCCATTTAAAATCACTAAAATCGTTGAGCCTTCGTGTCCAACAACACCAAGCGGCAAGTTAACTACCTGAAAAACATTGGCTAAAATCAATAAGGTAATCACAGATAAGGCAAAAACAATATTTTGTTTGATAATGGTCTTCATTTTGCGGGAAAGTTGAATCGAAAATGGAATACGAGTCAAGTCATCCATAATCACACTGTCTGCACTTTCCATTGCAATATCTGTTCCTGATCCAATAGCATAAGAAACATCTGCTTGAGCAAGGGCAGGAGCATCATTAATACCATCTCCTACCATGGCCACAAAACCATATTTGGTCTTTAATTCTGCTAACTTAGCCACCTTATCTTGAGGCATACAGTTGGCTACCACTTCATCAATACCAAGTTTTTGTGCCACATAATTGGCAGTTCGTTCTTGGTCCCCTGTTAACATGACCGTCTTGATTCCCATAGCATGAAGAGCTTCAATGGCACGTTTTGACTCTAATTTGATGTCATCTAACAAAGCGTAGTAGGCTACTAGTTGGTTGTCGCGAGAAACAAAGATAAGAGTTTTCCCTTGACTTTCTTCTACCTGAATCGTTTCTTCAAAAGCTGAAAGATCTGGCACCATCTCTAAAATAAAGGATTTCTTCCCAATGCGCCATTCTTGCCCTTGATAGAAGCCCTGAAAACCTTTCCCAGAAATTTCTTCTAAGTGGTCAAAGGTCAGTGGCTCCAATTTTTCAGTGTATTCAAGAAAGGCTTTAGAAATAGGATGGGTACTAGCAGCCTCTGCTCCTTTTACCAGTCTATTCACGAGCAACTCATCTTCCAAATAATGAGCATTCACAACAGAAGGTTTTCCTTGGGTGAGTGTTCCCGTTTTATCCATGACAACAGCCTTAATATCTCCCATGTTATCGACAATATCCCCTCCTTTGATAATCAATCCCTTCCTGGCTGCACGAGAAATAGCAGCCAAGCTAGCAGGTGTGGAACTGGCAATTAGGGCACATGGTGAAGCTACTGTTAAGAGAATCATCCCTCGGTAAAAAGCAGCCAACCAAGTCCAAGAAAGCACAAAGTGGCTAAAGAGGATAAAGGCAGGAATAAGGACGAGCACAAATTTGACATAACCATCTTCTAAGCTTTCGATAAAGGTGGCGGTTTTGCTTTTCTTTTCTTGGGCAGATTCCACCAGATTAATAATCTTGGCAAAGAGAGTATTGTCATTTTCAATAGTAACCAACATATCTATGGTTTGTCCTTGGTTAATGGTTCCCCCAATCAGATCCTGGCCTTCTGCCTTATCAACAGTGATAGGCTCACCAGTGACCATAGATTCATCAAATTGACCAAAAGGACTAAGCAACTGCCCGTCAATTGGAACAGCTTCGCCTTTACGAACTTGTAAACGGTCACCAACACTCAAGGATCTGGTCTCAACTTCTAAAATATGGCCATCTTCTTGGTATTGACGAGCTGTATCTGGCGTCAAGGACATCAAGCCTGAAATAGCATCCTTACTTTTTTCCATGGCCATTTCTTCAAGCGTATTGGACAACGAAAAGATAAAAATAAGCAGAGCACCCTCCAGCCAATAGCCGATAATTCCAGCACCGATAGCTGCCAAAATCATCAAAATATCCACTGACAAGTGTTTGTTCTTCACCAAATCCAATATACCCGTTTTTGCAGACGCATATCCTCCAATCAAGTAGGCTGTAATGAAAATAGCGGAAGCCACTTGTGGAAATGAGTGTAAAAAGGCTAGGCCAATTATTATTAATACCAAACACGCTAAAGTCTCCATTAAATGAAGATGGTCTGCCATCCATTGTCTGATTGTCATTTTTAGTTCCCTCGCAATTAAAAGTTATTCAATCTTTAAGATATATTAATTATAATAATTCTAAATAAATAAGTCAAGTAATTTAGAAACATTCTAAATAAACTTTTTTAAACTTACCTTTTGCTTTCAAAAATCCTAACTTCAACTATTTGCAAATATGAAAAAAACTCCCCCTACTTGCGGAAATGATATACTAATAGAAGGATGACTGACCATTATAGAGTGCATGCATTAGAACTTGGCTTAACTGAATAGAAAACTACTAACTTTATGCCCCAAATATAAAAAAAGAACCTTGTCGCTATCAATAAACATCGATAGCAACAAGATTTTTCTAGACGAATTATTTAACAGCGTCTTTTAAAGATTACTTAATATTGTGCACATATAATATAATAAACTTTGATTTTATAAAGCTACAAAATAACGAAACTTTATATAATTGCTTCGAATCAACTATGTAAGTTTTAAACTTATGCCCCCTATTTACCCCTTTAATAAAACTACTTCTCAGGGGGCAAAGAAAATACTTATCTCGAAAGCTCCACCAGCACCTCTTCCACTTTTTCGTCTGTCACAACCTCCCAATCTCTTATCTTCTCATTCGGCAAAACATAATCAAAAATCTGTCCGTTTTTACGCACGATCATAACTGTGTCTCCTGTGATATATCCGTTGTCAATTGCTTGCTTAAATTCGTCGTATGTTAGCATAAAGCACCTCCTTATCTTATTATTCGTATTTTACGAGAATATAGTACACTTAAATTTAAAACTTATTAAAATTTAATAACTTCTATTTTATTAAACAAAAAGAAATTTTAGCGTAATATTATTGATAAATTAATTTTATTAATTTTAAGTTTTTTAATTTAAAGTGATATAATTAACTAGAAAAGTGCAATATTTGATCCACTCTAAAAGCTAAAAATGGAAAGGTTTAGGTGTTATCATGAAATTATCTAAACAAAAGGCAAGTTTGCTTACCGCTGTTTTACTGTTACTTTCTCTTTCTATAACGACAATAACTGTTGACGCAGCTAAGGTACGAACTTATCCGAATGTATCCCATGCAAACACACATTATAAAAATACTGCTTCTAGTAAGCTCTTACCTTTTACTGCTAATTATCAGTTACAACTTGGTGAGTTGGATAACCTTAACCGCGCTACCTTTTCACATATCCAACTGCAAGATAGACACGAAACTAAAGATGTACGCACTAAAATAAATTATGACCCTGTGGGATGGCATAACTATCAATTTCCATACGGAGATGGCTCAAAATCTTCATGGGTAATGAATCATGGGCATCTAGTCGGATATCAATTTTGTGGATTAAACGATGAACCAAGAAATTTAGTGACAATGACAGCCTGGCTAAACACAGGTGCTTATTCAGGAGCAAATGACAGCAATCCTGAAGGGATGTTATACTATGAAAACCGTTTAGATTCTTGGCTTGCACTTCACCCTGACTTTTGGCTAGATTATAAAGTCACTCCTATATATAGTGGCAATGAAGTAGTGCCTCGACAAATTGAATTACAGTATGTTGGAATTGATTCATCTGGTGAGTTGCTTACTATAAGGCTAAATAGTAATAAAGAAAGTATTGATGAAAATGGTGTTACTACAGTAATCTTAGAAAACTCTGCTCCAAATATCAACCTTGACTATTTAAATGGAACTGCCACTCCTAAAAACTAAAATATAAATACATTTATAAAATTTCTAAATAAACAGAAATCTGATTTTTAACTACTTACTGCTATTTCATGTATTCTCGTACGAGTAATACATTTAATTAAGGAGAAAAAATGAAAAAGATTAACATCATCAAAATAGTTTTCATAATTACAGTCATACTGATTTCTACTATTTCACCTATCATCAAAAGTGACTCTAAGAAAGACATTTCGAATGTTAAAAGTGATTTACTTTATGCATACACTATAACTCCTTATGATTATAAAGATTGCAGGGTAAATTTTTCAACGACACACACATTAAACATTGATACTCAAAAATATAGAGGGAAAGACTATTATATTAGTTCCGAAATGTCTTATGAGGCCTCTCAAAAATTTAAACGAGATGATCATGTAGATGTTTTTGGATTATTTTATATTCTTAATTCTCACACCGGTGAGTACATCTATGGAGGAATTACGCCTGCTCAAAATAATAAAGTAAATCATAAATTATTGGGAAATCTATTTATTTCGGGAGAATCTCAACAGAACTTAAATAACAAAATTATTCTAGAAAAAGATATCGTAACTTTCCAGGAAATTGACTTTAAAATCAGAAAATACCTTATGGATAATTATAAAATTTATGACGCTACTTCTCCTTATGTAAGCGGCAGAATCGAAATTGGCACAAAAGATGGGAAACATGAGCAAATAGACTTATTTGACTCACCAAATGAAGGGACTAGATCAGATATTTTTGCAAAATATAAAGATAATAGAATTATCAATATGAAGAACTTTAGTCATTTCGATATTTATCTTGAAAAATAATTCATCATACACAAAAAACCGCCCAGAAATTATCTGAGCGGTTTTGTCTTATCTCGGAGCTTTACCTCCTAAATTGGTTTTTTAGTTGCGGTGTAAGTCACACCGTTGATGTTAATTTCCAAGCTGTCAATAACAACGTCAATTTTATCAGACTGACCGACATCAATGTCGGTCTGTTGGTCGTACTTGGCAAGTGACCCGTTTTCCTGCTCAATTGCTTTTAGCCTGCCAGCCATACCAACAATGTAGCTATCAAATCCGCTTGCAGCATAATCATAGGTTGCACCACCAACCTTAAACATGCCTTTCACAGCCTCGCTGAAAGTCTTAGCACCGCTTACCCTATAAGAGCCATCAGCTCTCAAGAGATAAAACCAGTCCGTCAAAAAGTCGTCAACGCTAGCATAATGCATGTAATGACCACCCTCAACAGCAGGCCTTTCCGTACCTTGCGTTACCGTTATGCCGCTTGGACGGTTGCCTTGGCCAGTCCACGTCATACCTCCCCAATTGTTGTCAGTACGGCCTACAGCAGATTGCCCCCAAAGCCCCTCAAAATGCAACACAGTAATGGCATAACTTGGCAAGATGTCATGCTCTTTACATTTAGCTAGGATTTTATCCAAGACTGTCTTTTTAAGCACAGCACCATTAAACAATAAGTCTCCGTCTTGTTTGACAGCAGGGCTTTGCTCCGCTACTTGTGGTTGTTTGAGCATCTCGTTTACTTTTGCTTGAACGGCATCATAGTTAGTACCAAGTGAGATTTTGCGCTGCTCGCCACTACCATGTTTGCCAGATAGGACCTCTTGAACTAGCTCATCAATGCTTTTATTTGTAGCAGGTTGGGCTTTTGCTCCTGTATAGCGATAAACATAAGAGTACATCCAACCGCTCGCTGCTGCTGTTTGATTGTAGTTATCAATCGTGATGTTATTATTTGCGTAATTGCAGTGGATAATATTGTCAGCATCAATAAACATCACAACGTGACCACCCGCGCCTGCTGATTGCCCACGGAATCCCCAGATAGCAATGTCAGCCCGTTGGCTATCCCAATCCTCATTATCAGCGATTAACTCAAAGCCGTTTTGGACTAGCCAGTCGTGCATATACTCTGTATTGAGTAGCCAACCAGGATTACTAGCTCCTGCATAGATTAAAGCACTACAAATAGCGCTTGAGCAGTCATAGCTATCAGGACCATTACGGCAGTCCATGGAATAGCTGACACGACCCTTTTTTAAACCCATCCAAGCGATAGCTTTTTCGGTATCTACTACCATCTATCATCCTCCTTATCTAAAAATGGATAAAAGATCAGAGCAACAACAGATAATGGCACATACAGTATTGCTATTGCTATAACTAATGCTAATCGTGTGATTGCCCGCATGTCCCCTCCTATTGTTTTGGTTCGTGGTAAGTCAAAGCTTGCTCACTGTCTGACAGGCCTTTCGTGGTTGGATCTGTGACAACACCGAGCAATACCAAAAGCGTTACAGCTGTGTTTGCAATATCCGCGATGTTTGATGGTAGTTTAATACCTAATTGCTGTGCCAGTAAAAAGATAGCTCCTAAAATAGCCATCAAGGTTACTTTGTTTTGTAGTCGTAATTTTAAATTAATCATGCTTCGCCTCTCATAATATCTTTAAGTTCTCTTACCTCACGATTGAGGTTTTTAATTTGCTCTGTCATTGTGATGAGCGTTTTGTTTTGCTCATCATGCTCCTCAAGACGCCTAGCATTTTGCCGAGTGACAATTTTTAAATGCTCTACCTCAGACTGCAACAAAGTAATATCTGTCGCATGCTTGATGGATTTTGCATTAAAAATATTGTAAGTCGTGACGATAGCTAAAATAAAGCCGCCGAGGCCAAATATCAACTCTGTTGCCATAACTTACCTCGCTAATCCTGCTTAACTAAGTCCGCATACTTAATGACTGTGACTTTATCCTCTTCCTCTAGCTCTTTAAGCGTCTGTTTGTCATAAGTAAATGGCTCGTTAACGTGTACAAAGACAAGATTACCTTCTCCTGCCTGCTCTTCGTGCGACTCGTCTACTACCGTAAAGACATCATAGGCTTGATACTCACCTTGTTTGGCTGGCTCGATTAGCTCTAAAAGACCTTTGTAAATATCGGGTTCCACTTTGCTTCCGCTTGTTAGTAGATGGATTGCTTGTAGATTAGCCATTTTTTGAGATTTTACAATGACAAGCTCCAGAGATTTAGCTTGTTTTTCAGCGGCTTCTGCTGTTACCTTTGCTTGCTCCGCATTTTGCTCAATCTCTTTTTGTGCGAGGCTCAACTCTTCCACTTTTTGCACTGATTCTGCTACGGCGTATTTAGTCACATACTCGCGTACAAAAGCATCTAGCCCCTCTTTAATAAGGTCATCTGCTCCCTTAGCTGTCTGATCACCGATTAATTCAATGGGGATAAATAGCCCATTGTCACCGATTAAGCGAACCTCTGTTTTTACAACTTTACCGCCTTCATGAATTGGATAAGGTTTGCCTGATAGTGTTAATGTCTTCATAGTTATTCTCCTTTGCTTCCTTCGTATTGCTCTAAGATGCTGTCAACAATAATGATTTCTTGAGCTGTAAACTCATCTTCAGATTCGGCTAAATATTCCAAAAAATCGATAAATCGCTTGGAGTACTCACCCCCTTTAATCACAATTTCTTCATCAGCTAGCTCGTTGAGTAGGCCGTTGAACTCGTCGAGTTTAGCGGGGTCTGCTAGCTTGATGTTTTTGTGCTCATCAATGACAAACTTGCCATCTTTGTCTTTTTGAGCATACAGATCAATAAGGTCACCCTCATCCTTGGCGTACTCTTTGAATTTATCTACTACTTTTGCGAGTAGCTTAGCACGTCCGCGGTTTGCTCGCATGTTCGTGATTTTGATTTTGTCTAGTACACTATATAGTGTGTTTAAATCTTTGTTTTTAAGCGTTAAATCCATTGTTTCTCCTATAAGTTATTAATGTGTGCGTTATATTCTGCGATGATTGCGCTGCGTGTATCAAAATTCCACGACCAAGCCGTGTTATTAGCATGCAGCCAGCAGCGGCCGAGAGCCAAAATTGCCTGGTACATCTTGTTTAAGTCGACCATTTTTGGCATTAGGCTAGGCCGCATCTTAAAGCCACGATCGATGTTAAAATCGTCGCTAAAGACAATATCATCACCATAAATTTCGGCTTGATCGACCTTTGCTGTATGCTGTAACCCTTCAGCGTACCGGAAAAACCTAACTCCACAGAAACGTCCAGACGAAGCGCTGTCGATGCCATCTCCTGATGAGGTTATCCCGATTGACGCATACAACGCTGAGCCTCTATAGCCTTTTGGTGTCGCATTACTAAAATGTACAAAAGCAGTGTGGGTACCTGATTTTCGAACAAGCGCATTGTTTTTGCTGTTAAAATTAATTGTGGCATCTCGATTAAAATCAATATTTGCACTATTCAAATCCCACCTACTCGCACCATTCGTGGCAGAAAGCACACCACCTGTAATCTTACTCGCAGACGTAGTGACAGCCTGTACAGATGTGGTAAAGATATTTTTAGCAAATAAGGTCCTAAAATATCCCTCATTAGCAGTGAGCTTATTAAAAAAGCATAGTCCATCTTGATTTTGTCGCCAGTGATAGCTTCTGCCGCAATTCTACTAGCATTAAGATAACCAGTGTTAATCTTACCAGCATCCATGTTAGCAATGTGAGCATCTTTGATAACAGCGTTGCTGATGTAGCTGTTACCGTCTAATGTGATGTTTTTGCCAGTGATTTTAACCCCAGACCTATCAAGATTGATTGCCGAGATAATCTCACTGCCAGTCATCTTGCTTGCTGGGAGTTTATCCCTGATTGCGAAGGCTATCTTGTCGTAACTTTGAGCAATAGTTGTTTCGACGTCGCCCTTAGTCACTTTAGTACTGATTAAATCACTTAATTGATTAATCCGACTTGTAGCATTTGATTGATTATCATGTACAGTTGTTTGTAGACCCCCTACAGTCTGAGACAAACTGCTGTAATTTTGGTTTGCATTTGTGATTTGTGACTGCAATCCTTGTGCTGTCTGAGACAATCGAGAAACATCATTAGCTGCATTACTAACTCGTAAATCAATGCCACTTACCTTTTGAGATAGCGTTGAGTAGTTACCAACACCATCATCAAGACGACTGCTAAGACTATCAATTGTTTGGCTTAAACGACTGTATTTGCCATCAAGTCCACTAATACGACTATCAAACATTGATGCTAGCTGAGTACGTGCGGATTCAACTGACTCACTTTTGACAGTTTGTTTGATACCATTCAGAGTTTGCTCAAATTTGGAATATCGTTCATCATCAATAGACTTGACTTGTAACAATATCTGCTCAGCTGATTGCGCAATGGCACTTGACATCTCTTTGTTGGCGTACTCGACTAGCATTGCCTTATTATTGAACTTGATTTTGCCCCACAAATCTGACTTAGGGTCTTTTAGCTGTAAATCAAGCTCTTTGACCTGCTGAGCTAGTCCAAAAGCTTGTTGAGTGGTAACTTTAGGCTTTACAAAGTCGTGCATTGTATTGTCATCCTCGACCTGTAGCTTTTTGATTATGGTATTGCCAAGGCAACTACTGTTAAGTCTCACAGTCTCACTTGACTTATCTGCCTTAAAGGTCACATAAAAACGACCATCTGCAAAAGATAAGTCGTGCTCGTTTATTGTATATGTTGGGTCTCTGCTCATTTATCCTCCTTAATCTATTTTTTTAGTATGAGTTTTTTAACTCAGCAATTTTTTCATCTACGTATTTTTTAGTCGCAGCATGTTTTTCAGATGTTGGATAGTTAACTGTTAGATTACCAGCTACAGTTGAATTTGCACCTGAGTGAAAGCCGCCATCTGGACCTACATAAAATTTGTCTTCATTTTTATTTCTGATTCTGAGCATTTTACCAGCTGTGCCTGATGTTGAGTTAATGTAGATTCCTTGAGCAGCAGTACCTTTTCCGCCTTTCTGTTTTTTAACGATATCAATAGATAACGCTGCAGCGTTTTCATCGTATTTTGCCTCAACGTTTGGGTTTTCGTGTGTGATTTTGAGCGTTCCTAGCGCTTTTTCGACGCCTCTAATTTGCATCGCACTACCGCCTTCGTTGGCACTGGTTATATTAAGTGCCGAGGAAAAATTAGGTGCGCTTGGCTGGCGCATTACAATATTTACAGCATTAGTCTTACCGCTGTAATCCACAAATTGAGCTGACTGATCAAACGTATCTTTGTCAGAACGTAAAATCATCAATGGTCCATCAGTAGTATCTTTATTTGTATACATCACCATAGCAGCACCTTCCGATTTAGACATATCAATGTTAATCGCTCCTCCTACGGAAGATGAGGGTTTAATACCACTTTTATTAGGTTTAAACTGTAGTTGTCCTGTCACTATGCCGCCTGTTAAGCTCAATTTTTTGTCTAGCTCTATTTTTGACTCTGCTTTTGAGTAAACAGCGCTTTTATCTGCTTTGCTTGATTCTAATTTGGTGATTTTACTATTAGTTTCTTCTTTTTGTGCAAACGCACCTAGATCTGGTTTATTTTGGAGTTGATCATAATCTGTCGTTCCAGGCTTGCCAGCAGGGCCCCGAGGACCAGTTCCTCCAGTTTTACCTTGGATACCAGTGTCTCCTTTAGGACCTTTGGGACCAGTAAGGTACTTAAGCTTACTAAAAGTGTTTTGACCATCGCCAAACTTAGCAAAACCAGTGTCAGTCTCAAAGCCAATCTCACCCTCCAGTAAGACGACATCACTACTTGCCCACTCGGCGGCTTTCATCCGCTTAAATTGGACTCTTAATGGTATAGTTTCTGTCATTTTTACCTCCGTATAAAATTATTTGTGGACTGTCTGACCATGCCCCTGTTATTGTGGCATCCTTGCCGTCAACAACATCTTTATAATCCATCTCTAGAGCCAATTCCTGCGTGTCTGAGGCGTTTAAATCTATTTGCTTAGATTTATACCAGTCGCTGGTTACAAGCACTGTGTAGCTAAACGGATAGACATTGATAGTCTCAGTATCCTTAGTCAAGCCAAAACTCTCGACAACTAATTTGGGATTTTTAGGTGTTAACACTAAGCGAGCACCTTTCATGCTAGCCTGTGTCACTGTGATTCCTACTTTACGCAGTAGCTCGCAGGTTGCCTCAAAGCTGATAGTGTATGTCTTGCCTTCTTCAAAACCTTCACCATTATGGGCAATGTCAATATAACCTTGTTCAAAAGTGATAACTTTGTCAGTATCACCATCCAGTCTGTTGCGATTGTAAAACGTGCCGCCAGTTGATCCAACAATGTTAGCTGTAACTGTGGCAGTTTCAGACGTGTCTTCCAGTTTAGCTTTAATGTCAGCTAAGCTATCCTTGCTAAAACCGGCTTTGGCCAAAGCATCATCAATCTGCTTTTCATCAACTTCAAGGTCTTTAAGAGACGTTCTAAATTCTTCAAGTTTTTTATCAAAATCTTGCTCTTTAGTGTCAGCATCAGATAAAAATTTTTTGAGCCGCTCATCGACTGCCTTGGCTAGCTCCTCAGCTTCTAGCACTTTAGCGTTAACCTCAGCAACTTTGACCTCAGCATTAGCTTCAGCTTTTTTGATGCCATCTTCAATCTCTTCACGGAGTTTAGCTTCTTTTGTGTCAAAAATACGATTAGCATTATCAATCTGCTTTTGTAATTTTGCTTCAAATACTGCGTCATGTTGAGCAGTTGATTCAGCTACCTTATTGTCAATTTGATTGCTAATTTGTTTTGCTAAGTTGGTCTTAATCTCTCCAAAGATGATGGATTTTAACCGATTAGCCATAGGGGCGAACCGATAGCCAGTGATTTGCATTCGTAAGTCTCTGTCATAGAGCTCGTGGAAGACAATTGCTGTGTCAAATAGCCTAACAGCGCCCTCGTAGTTATTAGTAACATCAATTTTTAAACTATTACCTGGTATATCGCAAAGAGTTTTTTCAAAGTATTTCTTACCATATGCAAGCAAGTCCTCTTCTGTTTTGACATCTTGATCCTGCACCTTGATAGTCTTTTCAACAATTATCGGATGAGTGTCTTTGAGCTTGCTCTCAACAGATACCCTAATAGTTTTCTTTTTCGGTGATTCACTATGACCAATGTTTCCATCTGAAGTTTCTCTGGTTTCTACTTCATGTTCTTCTTCTACTTCAGCAACTAAATGAAGGATAGAGACAAGCCCTTTGATAGTATCTGTTTCCTCATAAGATTTGAGGTTTTTCTTATACATAAATAAGGTCTCAGTGTCTTTACCAGCTTTTTTGAGCAAATTAACCTGATACTTATCACGTACAAGCTCGCCACCCCACTGCCCCATGATTGAGTGCTTGCCATTAGCTAAAGCGTCCATAACAGATACGTCTGATTGATTAAATGTGTGACGACCGTCAATATCACTAAAAAAGCTAAAAGGATGCTTACGCTTGATATTACCTGCTAACTCTGACATTACTGTCATACCTTGCACCCTATCAACACTGATAGAGTCAATTGCATAGCCATTTAAATCATCGGCGACCTGATTACCATAAACATTGATATAGCCATGTCGCTTAGTAATCTCAAAAACCCTAAAAAGCTGAGTTCCATGTAGGTCATCAGCTTCTAGGATTATTCCTTTTTTGATCAAGGGGCGATACTCATGTTTAGCTGGATACTTAAAACTTAATTTATAATCGCTATTCGCTTCCTGTGTAATCTCATCTTCAAAGGCTGCTACAAGAGGTGTATTATCATCTTTAATCGATATCAAACCTTGTACCTCCACCTTGGACTAATTGTTAACCTGGCAATGCCTCCGCTTACGGCAATACCTTGTGTGCCAGGTTGTATTTCAAAAAATCTTCCTCTTATTCGGATTGAGTTTTTCACATTACCTTCACCATCATAAACGCATTGTTGGCCATGTTTGCACTCAATCGTTGCTTTACCTGACAAATTTAATTCCATGACCTGTTTGTCAATGGTTAGTGTTCCTTTGCCGGTACCCTCAACAATTATCTTAGGTTCACTAAAAACATTTCCTGGATTATTTATACTTCCATTGCCTGCAATCGTTACATCTGAGATACCTTTCGCATACCTAAATGGATATAGTGCAAGTTTAAGTGTGACTCTCCACGAGTTCATAGTTACCGCATTGATTTTGACAGATAGGCAATCATAATAATAAAATGACTTCGGAATATGCCAAAATTCAATGATTTTCCCAAGTCCATCTAAATGATTCACTAAATTAACTGCATCATCAAAAGTGCTCAAATGCCATGTTAGAGTGGGTTTCGACTCATTGTATGACTCTAATCCCCTACTAGTACCATTCATCCCATACACTTCATTTTCGACAAAATGAGGGGATAAAACATCCCCTACATCATAACCAGTTAGGACACAATTAGGGATTGTAGAGGTATCAAAACCATCAATAATAACCTTTGGTATCATGCAATCCCCTCTCTAGCCATGATTTTGGCAAATTCTTCGTATAAAATAGCGCTGACTTTTTCTTTGTCTAGATAGACATCCGTATTTTTATCAAGGATATCTTGCAACAGAGCAAGCACCTTAACAAAAAATAATGACAAGTCACTTGTAGCAGAACCGACTGTAGTTTTAGTACTAATATTGCTTGATAGTAAGTCATCAGCTGTGACGCTTGGTTTAGCATCGATACCGAGAGATAGACTTTTACCTGTTATGGTGCCTGCAAGATCGTCAGCCATGCCAGATACATTTGATTTAACCTCTTTAAAGCCATCCATCAAGCTATTGTTGAACCCTTGCATGATTACTTTACCTGCGGGTTTTAGCAAAACCCTATCGTATGAGATAGGCCCTTTGTGCTTACGGATCCAGTCAGCAATACCCCCAACAAAGCCGGTGATTGCCCCCACATCGATTTTAGTCCATTTAGAAATCCTTGCATGATTGCACGTCCTGCACCAACTAAGTCAATACTTGCTAAACTGTAAAACGCATTTTTTAAACTGCCAATAACAGATTTTATAGTTCCACTTACGCTAGATACAAGATTACCAAAGCTGCTAAATGCTGTTTTTATAGCGCTTATCGCACTGTTGATAATACCTTTAGCTATCACTACTGCATTTTGCATAGCTGACCACGCTGCCGAAAGTAATCCTTTTAAAATATTTCCAGCATTCCCTAGATTGCTAAATACCAATTTAATACCATCAATCGCCAAAGTTATCATATTTTTAGCTGTCGAAACTACTGTTTGGATGTTCCCCCAAGCACTGCTTAGCATACTACTTAAACCTTGCCCAGATGCACCTAAGCTAGTAAATATACCAATGACATTACCAACCCACTGGGCAACGGTTTGTAATGCCGGTGAAATAGCATTAAAACCTTGTACAAGCCAATCAATAATTGGCGTTAAAAACTCAATAACAACTTTTAAAGCATCAAATGCAAAGCTAATACTGCCAAGGATTCCTTGTAAGACTCCGCCGAGAAAAGCTCCTAAAATTTGAAAAGCTGGCATCAATGCGCTACTTAATATTGTTACTAGAGGTTGGCAAGCATTCCAAAGATTAACAAAACTATTTACAAGCTGACTAATCGCTGGACCTACAATAGACATGAACGTTTGGAACCCTGTTTGAATTGCTGGTAAGATTGCTGAAATCAAAGCCTCAAAACCACTAAAGTCTAATCTAGCTAATCCGCTGATAATAGTGTCTATCACTGGTGCAACTGCATCACCGATGCTAGTAAAAAATGATGGCAACTGCCCAAAAGCGGTTTTTAAACCATCAAAAACAGGTTGTAAGTTTTGACCAATCTGCGCAAATTTAGCAGTAATAGGACTTAAATCAATACTAATCCCAAGGCTACTCATTAGCCCTTTAAATTGACTGGCAATAATAGGAGTTGCTGCTCCAATAAAAGTACCAATTGCCGATGGTAATCCTTTAAAGATATTTGCCACCATCGGAATAAAGTTACCAAATAAGAAATTAGAAGTTGTTTCAGCCAGTCCTCGTAAAGCAGGTCTTATATCATCTCCTAGTGATAAACCTGCCAGTACATTTGTAAAAGAAGACTTCATAGCAGCTAGTGAGCCTGAAAATGTAGTTTTTGCTTCTTCAGCAGCAACTCCAGCGATACCCATGTTATCCTGTACCAAGTGTATAGCCTCAACCACATCAGCATAATTACTCAAATCAAACTTCTTGCCCATAGCGGCAGGTAACTTTTCAGCGTCTGATAAAAGACGCTTCATCTCTTCTTTTGTGCCGCCGTACCCAAGTCTTAGGTTATCAAGCATTGTATAGTTTTGCTTAGCAAATCCCTGGTAAGCCATTTGGATTGATGTGATATCAGTACCCATCTTAGCCGAGTTGTCGGCCATATCCATGATTGCCATGTTAGCAGCCTTGGCAGCCGCGACAGCATCACCTCCAAGTGATTGCTTTAGAGATGCACCCATTGAAACTGCTTGCTCTGCATAAGTATTTGCTGATATTCCAGCTTTGTATGCCTCTTTAGCAAACCCTTTGACAGCAGTCTCAGCGCCCTTATACAATGTGTCAATACCACCAAAAGATTGCTGCAAATCAGCACCAGCGGACAAGGCAGACGAAATCATCTTACCGATTCCAGCAGCTGCAATGGCACCACCAATCATTTTAACGAGATTACCACCAATGAGCGAACCAGCGCTCAAACCAGCCGACCTTGCTTCGGGATCAAGTTGCTTCGAGATTGCTCCACTTATTCCACGAGCGGATGGCATAATTTGCACATACGCTTGACCAAGTTCTGTTGCCATTAGCCATCACCTCCTAGTAATTGTTTACGTGCATTTGCAAAATCCTCGCCAGACGCAAAAGAAATGACTTCATTAGCTTTTTGTGATTTAGATCCAGATATAGCTTCAACCATTGATTTAGGTTTGTTTTGACCAGATTGACCATCCTTAGTTTTAGACCAAAACAGCAAATTAGTATTATCGTAAATACCAGCTAACAAAACAGTATCCAAAGCCTCAGTCTCTCCAGATAATGCCATTTTTATCCTAGAGTTAGACCTCAAACCGACAGCAAAAACAGCCACCTGATAAGCAGGTAGCTGTTTGTAATCATATATGCCGTAGGTTTCAGCTAAATCACAAGTTAACGCATCATCATCTTTTACTATCATCTGAGCGAGGATTGCTAGTTTTTTAAATCTTTTTGACTTTCAAAAATTTCTTTGATTTCTACTCCGATAGCTTCAACATCTACGATACCATCTGCATCTCGTACATGTTCTTTTAGAGACTTAGCAGCATCACCAAGTAACAAATTAACGATTTTAACTACTGCTGTTGGATCAGTTTCCTCTTCTGCAATAGCTTCAACAAGTTCAAAGTTTTTTAATCGTTTTTTAGGGATTTCGTATTCAAATCCTGATGTTGTTTTTCCTTTTAAGATTTCCATTCACTACCCCTTACATTTCAAGATTTTGTGCCTTTGGCTTAACAATATATTCGTGGTGAGTGTCCCCATTTTCATCTGGGAAACATTTTAGTGTTGTTTCATAACCAACGACTCCGCCATCGACATAGACAATTTCACCTACTTCATCAACTTTTGCATTTGGCAAGACAATTCGTTTAAGGATGCCGCCATTCATAATCATGTCAACAACAATTACATGAGCTTCTAACTCTTTTGAGTTTGACTTGATGTGAATACCAGCATCAAGGTCTCCCGTTACGTTTTTAGCCCCATAAACTTCCTTGAGAACCTCCACATTTAGTGACTCAATCAGCTTATAAGTAAACGTGTCTTCTTTTTCAGTCTGTACAGCCCCAACAATATCTCCACCCCAAGCTTTGATGTTTTCTGATGATCGTGTATCTTCGTTTGTAACGCCATCTTCAGACACATAGCCAAGATTTTTAAATCCGTCATCAAGATCATCGGTTGCATTTTCCGGCAATTTAGCGCCGAGTGGCGCCGAATAAATCGCCCCACCGGTCTTGGGCTTTGCAGATGTTACATTTTTAGTATCATTCTTATTCATCAATATCTCCTTTAATAATGATTAATATCAAATACAGCTTGATAGCGATAGCGCTTAGTTGCTGTATCTGTAAAATTGTAGTCAGCATTAAGATGTACGCCAGAAACTTGTGGCAAGACATCAAGCTGCTCAATTACTTGCTTTACTTTGTCATTAAGTAAAGCCGCCTCATACAACGATTCGGCATAACTTTGAAAAGCAAACGTGGAACTTAGCAAATGATTTTGCTTAACCCCGCTAGTCTTTTCTAAGATGATGAATCGTGCAGGTTCATCTTTTTGATGTTCAAAAAAAGACGGCACATCTAAGTGCTCGTCTAAATATTTTTTGATAATTACTTCAATCAATCATCGCACCGCCTTCAACAATGTGTTGTTTTTTGAATTATCTTTCTTGGCCTTTATGGTTTTAGCACTGACCATAGCATTAGCCCTATTTTTCCCGACGTCTAATTAAACTAGCGATATATAAATCTAAATTGCGTAAGTCTTTTAAAATTGCCTTAGCTTTGCTCACTTCCTAACTCCTTTTTGGTATAATAGATTTATCGAATTATTAACCAATGGTCAGCTGTGAGCTGGCTTTTTTTGTTTAGTATTGGTTCAATATTTTTACGACTTTATCAATCTCAAGTCTTACTTTAAAAGTTTCTTCTTCATATGTCATAAACAACTTAGGGATTTTGAAACGAATTAGCGTTTCATTTGGTTTTACTTGTCTGATTTTATCAATATGTTTAACTAGGTTGCTATTAAAAGCAAAATCTCCCAATCTTACAAACCTTGGTAATTCTTTTTTTATAATTCTTATCTTTCCTGAATACGGATACTTTCTAGGTTTCATTTGGCCACCTCTTCATCAACAATGCAATATCCAACAAGTAAAGCATAGCTAATCAGTTGTGTATTTACCGCGAATTCCATCATATCTGGATCTACAATAGTTTTTCTGACAAACTCAACATAATCAGCCTGTTTTTGTGTTAACTCAATCATTTTGTACCTCTTTTCTTCAAATAGTCAGGTATTTTATCGCCAACTTTTATCGCCTTGTACTGTTCTTTTGTTACTAGAAACTTACCGTAGGCATGAGCCGTGACCGTGTACCGTCCCTCTATAATTTCTTTATCCGTAATTTCTCCTACCATTACACCACCTACATTATCGACGGTATAGATGGTAACTGGTTGAACTTCCTTTTTCGCCTGTTCGTATCCTGCACGGTAAAACAGATATCCACAGCCAAATGTAGCTGCCAGAACAATTATCATACTGGCAATAAACTTAACTCCATCTTTTACAATTTCCATTTCATTACCTCCACTTTATATGTCACTTTATTCTCTCAATTTTTGTGACTTTCTAAGTCGCCAAAATCCTTTCCAAGATTAGTAAAGTAAGACCCAATCAGTATCGCGTCAGCTTCGTCATCCTTCACTTGCTTATTAAATTCCGCAGCTACTGCATTGATTGCCTGTTTCTTCATGGATTTTTTCGAGCGGTCTTTATAGCTAAATTTCCAGTATTTTCTCCACGTCGATACATTTACAAAATAAATCTCTTCAGCAAGTAATCTCCCTAAGATAATACCAGTTGCAATCCCGATTTTTATAGACGACTGTTGATTCGGTCCAAGTACAGTGTTCTGTTCAATCACAATGTCCTCAAAAGGCTTATCATGTTTCTGAATCGCTCTAAGTTGGATAGTTTTTAGCTCGCTAGCCATTGATTTGGCACGCTCATAGAATGATTTTTGTTTTGGTTTACTAGCCCCGCTCTGGATTAGAGTTGAACCATCAAAAATAGCCCAACCCGTTCCAGTAGTAGAGACATCAAGTGATAATGTCAAGCTACTCATGCGAGTTCTCCTTTTAGCCCACAGAGGTCAAAGAGATTTTGTTTATTTGCTTCAATATATTCAAAGAAGATTTGTAGTTCAGCGAGTCTTCTCTTTTCTTTTTTGACGCCTAAGCTGCTGTGATACTCAATCTCATCATTAGGTTTAGCTTTTATGTCTAGCCAGTACATCGGTTCAAAGATGTCCCCGTTTTCATCAAGAGACGGTTCATTATCCTGATTTCTGAAAATCATTTTAATATCATAATTAATCAAATTCTCAATCGTGATTTCCTTGTTTTCAATTTCAATTACGATGGATGTTTTTGGAACATTAATTTTTGTTATCATGTTATTTCTCCTATGCGTGTTTATAATTTTTGTTTACAATGGCCAGCCACTGATCAACTACTTTTTGGACTTCTTCAGTAGCTGACTGATTATGTTTGCCTCTGACTTGAACGATATGGCCGGCTTTATACTCCATTGTGTAAAATGGTTTGTCTGAATCAGATTTTCTCCGGATAAAAATAATAGTTGTTTTTCCAGAAGCGTGGGCCTGTGTATATCGTGCGCTTCCTACGCAGTGAGATAGAGTTTTCCCCTCTCGGATGAGTTCTCCTGAATCGACAGGTGCTCTGAAACAGTAATCGCCAATCGTTTGCTCATATTTAGAAAGGCTTTTGAGACGATTTTTAAATTTGCGTTTTTCAATCTCGCTTTTCTTTTGATTGACTAATTTGACAACATTATCATGGGCCTTTACTAGGTCTTTTGGCATAATCAGATTATCAGTGTCAATTTCAATACCTAATTCATCAAGCATACTCAGATAATCGATATAATAGTTAAAATCTACCTTATTCTTAACCAACCAGTTTTGAAACCTGTTGATTTTGGCCGCTTTTGGAATTTTATTGATGTCTTGATAAGACAATATTTTTTCAATACCAGGAACCAACTTCCCATTTCTAGCTTTAATTCGACGCTCAAGCTCATATTCTCTAAAACTCCTGTTACTGTTTTTGAAGAATTGCTTGTTCTGGTGTAACCATTTTTTGGTAATCACTCGACAATCTACGGCTTTCCGTACATGCCAAGCATCGTATTCAGTCACATCATAAGCCAAATCATTTGCTATCTTCCAAGCATCGATTTTTTGTAGGAACTCTATTTGCGTTCTGTACTTATACATGTGGGGCAAGTTATGATGTGCTAAGCCGATCGGAAATTGCAAATACTTCAGTTCTGATATTGACTTGATTTTTTCTTCCCAATCATCAGGATAAAATTTGGTACCTGAATAGGCTCCAGAGCCTATAAAATTTGGTGTTAATCCAGGCACATACTGGCCAAATTGTTCAGTCAATTTGATGTGATGATTGTTGGCCAATTTTTCAAAGTTACACAACTTCACTTCAATCGATTGTCTTCCATTGCTATATCTGGAGTAAAAGCCATAGGATTGAATTTCAATTCGCTTGGAAGTGACAAGGACAATAGCAAAGCTGTAAAACTTATCAAAGAAATCTAGTCTAGTCCGCTTAGTCAAGCGCCTATTATCAATATAGACTTTGTGTTCACGTTCAGTTTCGATTGTCTTTTCCTTGTTTTGCCATCTGATGGTGGGTATTTGTTCATAGCACCAGTCAAAGAATGCCTTAGGTGGCTTTAAACGACCTTCGATAATCTTTTGGTTTTTCTTCATACAAGCGCACCAAATAGGTCAAGTTGGCCCTCAACCACACCTTTTGATTTTTATTTTTCTTTGGTATAACTTTCGTATTTTCTTGGCTAACTGTGACAGTTGCTTGAACTGGTTCGATCTTTTTGGTTTTTCCAGTGAAATACACACGGACCCAACCGAATACTGTTTTATCGTCAACCATGGCGCAATTACCTGTTTTTGTTTTTGTGCCTGATTGATGCAGTACTTCATGGCATCTTTAATTGATTTCTTATCGTCAAGTATGCCTTTGAATAGTTCTTCGTCATCCTGATCAGATAGCCAATTATGTATGGCGTCTTCAGCCGCACTATGTTTTTTGTTCATTTCATCTAGCATTTTGGATAATGCTTTCTCTTTTAATTCATCCATAGCATTTCCCTAAAACTAAAAGCGACTGCCAAAAGTTGTTAATTTGGCTAAATACGGGCAGTCGCTATTCTTTACATCATTCTAGTCACATGACCGTTAAATGACACTTATTTCTAGTTCGCTTTTTTCGTGGTTCACGGCACGTATTTTTTACTTATTTTTTTGTTGGCTACGCTCTCCAACAAGATATCCTACAAACAGCCATAACAAAGCCATTCCTACTTCTTTTACGAATTCAATCATTTAAATTCCTCCACTTTTCTAGTAAAGTACTACCCATTCTTTAGAGATGTGGTTAGCTCTAGCATACTCACTTCTTACCATATCCTCCGCTTATTCCTCTCTATTATCATTATTTTATCTCCTAAAAAATCATTACTCTTTGTGTTAATTGATTAGCCCTGCAATACTCGCAATGACCGCAAGGCTTAGGTTTTTCTATGCCTTTTTTAACGTCATCTAATCGCTTAATGCTTTGTGCTAGGCTATCTAACTCGTTTTGCATAGCGTCTACATTTTGGATTCTGATGGCTCTTGTATCTGGTGGCGTTTCCTTGGTTACCGCGTAAATAATCGGCTCGAACGGTTTATTATATTTAGCTTCTAACATGGTTTTGTAAGCAGCCATCTGCAAGATATATCCGTAAGCCTCAAACCATCTGACACGCTCTTCGCCACTCCAAATCGTGTCGTCAATCGGCCCTTTTGTTGTTTTGATGTCTACAAAATAGCCACGTTCAACATTCAGGCAGTCGATTTTACCCTTGAATTCAATCTCGCCAAGAAATCCTGTGATTGCTGCTTCCTTTTCTCCTTGGTAGATAGCCATAAAGTTACTATCACTTTTAAGAGCGTCAATCATCTGTTCAGCAACTAAGTAATCCTTTTTTAATTGGCCTTTTGTTGCTCCTCGGGTCGAAATCATTTCAGAGCCGTTTTGGGCTTTGAATTCTTCATGAGCTTTTTTACTCTCAAAGTAAGAGTGGACATAGTTCCCGACGAGCAACGCAGTGTTATCTCTGGTATCTGTCCAATTCCCTTGTAATTCAGCAAGCGCCCGCGCTTCGCACTCTTTAAAACGCTTGTACTGACTAATGGACCAGTACCTGATAGCTGATTCACGGCTGTAATAGTCCTTTCCGAGCAAGTCTAAACTAGTCATCTAGCAACCTCTTAATTACTTCATCAATAGGTGTATCGCAAAAGACAAACTCTTCCCTTTCCCTATCTCCAACGAATTGAATAACCACTACTTTTTCATCTAAATCGTCAAAATTTAAAGCAGATCTTTCCCAAACGCCAACAACATATTCTGGATTAATATAATATCCTTCAATTTTTACAAGTTTAATCATATTAAGTCTCCGAGGTTATCAAATAAGTTGCCTTCGCTAGCTAATACTTCACCAGTCTCTTGGTCAAAATCGGGAACCTCATCTGCTGGATAAGACGTATCTTCTAAAACCGTCTTATTTTCGTCTGTGAGCGTTTTTTCTTCTTCGTCATGTAAATCTTCAGTTACGTCTTTTAAATTGTTAGGAGCATCCTTATTTTCGTTCTGGTGACCAATTAGGTCGTCAAGGCTATTTGCTTCTTGTGGGGTAATGTCTTTTGGGGTAGAAATCGTTGAATCTTGATTATCTTCCTCGATAGCTTTCTGCATCTCAACTGATAACGGACCATATTTACTCAAAATATCTTTTAAAATAGTTTTTTGAGCCATTGCATCAAAGTCTGTTTTCCAAGGACCGCTAGCAAACGATTTTGAAAATTTCTTTCCATGTGCAGTTACTTTTTCTACTGTCCAAAAAGAAACTTTCTCGAATCCATTGAAAAGTTTAAAAGCGGCAAAATACCCTACAATTTCATCTTGTGGCTTGCTAAAGTCAAGGATTAATTCCTCGAACAAAGGGTTGTAAGAAATTAATTGTGATTTATAGACGATACCTGCATTAATATTTTTGTATTGTCCGCTGCGCTGCGCTAACTCAATCAACCCTTTATAACCTAATTGGAATTGTGCTTGACCTTTGTACGGAACTAAATAGGCCCTTCCTAAGCTTGGCTCAATAGGCAGATTTAACACGGCTGCTTTCATAGCTGCTGCATAAATAGATTTATTAGATGCCGATTTCAAACTTTGACTACCTTGTAGTACTGACAAGATGCTTACCGCGAACTGTGTCCCGGCGCCTTTCCAAACGTCATCAAAAGCTTTTTGAACTGTTGGTGCGTTAAAAAATTGTTTGTGTGTGTATGTTGATAATTGATTTGCCATCTCTATTCACCTCCAAAAACCTGCTCAAACATTCCGTTTACCATACTTTTAACTTTTTGCTCTTTTGTTAACTCTGGCACTGATTCGCCATCAATAAATTTTAGGTCATATGATGCTTCGATAACTACAACATCACACCCAAGCGTTTCTGCCAAATTATCAATTTTTTCTTTTTGTATGTTGTAAGCTTCTTCTGGTAAAAATGATGCCAGTTGAATGCTATCTGTAAGTTCCACATTATAAGCAAGTACATCTTTTTTGTTTTTGAAACTCTTTAAAAAACTTCCGTCTTCAGTGTTTCTTAGCACTACAATTTTTTCTTTGATGTTCATTTCATTTCCTCTTTTTGTGTTTTAGTTGCTCTCCCAGTCTTCACTAAATTTAAAATCATTGGATTTGCTCACATAATCCCTCGACTGCAGCATGTATATCTGTCTGACCTGCGCCAAGATATGTTATTCCCGCTGCTAAAAAGACTTCTCGTGAAGTTAGAACTCCACCGAGATCATCAATTGCCTGATCAAGGTATATGCTAAACGTTTCAAGTTCTTGTTTAGCTCTGATTTTTGCTTTTTCTGCTTGTTCTGGTGTCATATTTCCTCCTAAATCGCATATTTCTTACGCAATTGCCGCAATAGTGTCACGTACCGTGCTTTATCAACTAGTCCAAAATCAAGCAATCTCTCACGCTCTTGATGACTTGCTCGGTACCAGATAAGCGTTTCTCTATGTTGTTTTGTCATAACGCATTCTCCTGTTTATATCGCTCTATTCTCAACCGGTCTGCTTCTGCTGTTGTCATACCAGTTCCAAAAGCGTATAGGTTTATCCAATTAAAAATTGGCTTAACTCCATTTTTTTCGATTCCTTCGGCGCAGTAACTAGCAAACTTAGCAAAAGTCTCTTTACTCGCCGTTTTACCAAAATCTTTTTTGATTTGTTTGTTAAAAAAATTAAAAATCTCCTGATCCATCTTCTATACCGTCCATGCTTCCTAGAGCAAATTCTTTTAAATCTGGTTCTTTGTAGTCTGGATTCGACCAGCTTGGGACGTTTGAGGTAGTTACACTTCGTTGTTTTTTACTATCGTCAAACCGTTGCAACCTGTCTCTGACCTTTTCTACTGTCGTATCTCCAGATTTATACCAATCAACTAAGATTTTATTGATATACTTCCAACTGATTTTGTTGTTTTCTACCGCTTCTCTTAAGGCAAGGTTGACAACTTCAATTGGCATGTTATCTTCGTGAATCCACTTTTGAATATCTTCGATTTCAAATGGCGATATCATCCGTCCAAAAGTTAATTGGAAATTTTCAAAAAGCTTTTTTTCGTCCATAGCTCCTCCTGATGTTGATGATGATGCTTATTATCTGTTAGTATTTATTGTTATTTAGTATTTATTTATAAGTTAGTATTTATTAGTTGGCTAATTTGTTGATTAGCAAATTGCACATTAGCAAATTGCACATTAGCAAATTAGGTATTAGCAATTTTTTCTAGTTCTAAGTCCTGTTCTGCCTTCAAAGTATTGAACGCCTCGTCGCTTATTTTTCTGTCAGAACAGAATCTATAGGCTTCGGTACCATATCGCCCGCCAAATGATTTTCTATAAGTTCTGATATACTTGGCATTCTCTAACGCTTTCAACTGGCTTCTGATTGCAGATTCGCTATCCTTACAACGTCTAGCGAGTTCTTCAGGATAGACTCTCCATTCGTCTGCATTACTCAAAATGGTTAGCAGCAGTCCTTTTTCCTTATTGAAAAGTTCTTTGTCCTGAATAAATTCATTGCTAACAGCTGTGTAACTACCTGTTAATGTCTTGAAAAATGTACTGCATTAGCTGACAACCCCTCCTCTTGCACGCTTCTTGCTCCATCCTTTGCTGTTTTTTAAAGCTACTTCCCTAAAAATTTTCCGCTTATTCTCTGGCGAATTGTGTTTTTTAATGACTTCGTGTTGCACCCTAGCAATGACCGCTAAGATAACGGTTGTTGCTAACAAAAATAATTCTAATTTGTTCATGTTATACTCCTACTCTTTTTTCAAATTTAATATTTTCAAGCATTTCTGGCAGTGTCTCTTTTTTTGTTTTGTAACGATTGCGAGATTTCCACTGTACAAACAGTTTGAATCCTTTGTAATCAATGAATACGATTCTATGCGTTGGATTTAATACAAACTGTTTAAAGTCTGGATGATCACGCATTTCTGTCGCCCACTGCTTTGCAGTAGCAACTGTCAACCCCTCCCATTGTTGAATCAAGTGTTTATAATCACCATGAGAAGCTGTTTCATTAACATCAACTGCTCTATAAGTAATTTCTGCTTTTGGCATATTAATATCCTCTCTCTTGTGTTATAATTAAGTAAATATTTTTTGTTTGGAGTCCGATTCCCGTCGGACTTTTTATTATCTAATTAAGTTGGTTCTATTAGTAAAACTCAGGCTTAATGTTTACATTGAATCGAAGTCTATCCTTTGGATGGGCTTCTTTTAGTTTCTTTACTTCCGTGATTGCTTCTTCAGATGTTGTGCAATATAGGGTAAATGTTATTTCGTTCATGTGTGTCCTTTCTACTATATGATTTAAAATCATATAGTGTTTAAAATTTTTGTGTTGCTTGCTTGTTTATCCCAAGAATGTCATCGGTAGATACATCGAAAAACAAAGCTAGACTAATAAGATACTCACCTGAAATCTTTGTCTGGTCTTTTTCCCAGTTGCTGATAGATGTTTGAGTAACACCTAATTCTTTTGCCAATTCACGCTGTGACATCTTATTATGTTTAGCTCTTAATTCTGCAATAGTTACCATAGCTGAGTCGCTCCTTTCTTGATGATGATTACATTCTATATGATTTTAAATCTTGCGTCAAGTGTTTTATATGATTTATTTTCTGTTTTTTGAAAAAATCGTAAATCATATAGTTTATTTAAAACTTTTTTCTTATATGGTTGATTTATAATCATGGTTTTGATATAATTTACTTATCAAAATTAAAAAGGAGGTATCCTATGGAGCAATTAGGGGACCGAATAAGAAAGTTGAGAGAAGGGCGCAACATGACTCAGACTGAACTTTCAGAAATATTGGGCATGAAAACCTATACTACTGTTTCAAAGTGGGAGAAGAATGAAAATTTTCCAAAAGGTAAAGACCTAAAAAAACTAGCAGAGATTTTCAACGTTACCTCTGACTATCTTTTAGGACTCACAGATAGTAAACTTGGGAAAATCACAATACAGAACGAACAACCTGAAATCGTTTCTATATACAACCAACTAGAACAACCTAGACAAGAAAAAGTCCTCAACTTCGCTAACGAACAATTAGAAGAACAAAATAAAACCGTTTCTATATTCGATAAAAAATCTGAGGAGACAGAAGATTATATCACTGACTACGTTGAGGGATTGGTTGCCGCTGGTCTTGGGGCATACCAAGAAGACAATTTACACATGAAAGTTAAACTACGTTCTGATGATGTCCCCGATGAGTATGATACTATTGCAAAAGTAGCTGGCGATTCAATGGAACCACTTATTCAAGACAACGATTTGCTATTCATCAAGGTATCTAGCCAAGTCGATATGAATGATATAGGGATATTCCAAGTCAATGGTAAAAACTTTGTAAAAAAACTCAAGCGTGATTATGATGGCGCTTGGTACTTGCAAAGTTTAAATAAAAGCTATGAGGAAATCTATCTATCAAAGGATGACGACATCCGCACAATCGGTGAAGTTGTGGATATTTATAGGGAATATTAAAGGAGACTGTTATGGCAAAAGTCATATTCCAAGATAACTTTCTCTTAATGGGAACAAATTATCATGAAAAAGAAGCTAATAAAGTTATGGCTGAAATTGGTAAGAAATCACCATACTGGGATAAGGATAAAGATTTTATTTCTGACTACATAAAATCAAACTTCAAGGATATCTACAAGTATTACAGGGTCTCAACAAAAGATGTAGAGGTTGTCAGAGAACCTCTTAATCGTCACGATCCAAATGCCATAAAAGTCATGGTAAACAAAACTTTTGTTGGCTACTTTCCAGCAGACTTAGCTAAACGATTAACCCCTTATGTAAAAAAATCTAGTCATTACCAAATGGAAGCAACCCTTACTGGTCGTGGTGGACAATACAAAACACTCAAAAACGATTTAAAGACCGTGGTTACTAAAAAGAAAGATATAACTTATAAGTTACGATTGACTATTTTAAAAGTAGATAGAGTATCAAAAAGTAAAAATGCTGGATTATTAGAGTCGATAGCATCTTGGTTTCTCAACTAACAAAAAAGCCCCACGCTCAAATTTGGCGAGGAGAGCGTGAGGCGAATCTAGTATAGTAAAAACCTGCTTCGCAGTAGGTCTCTTTACTATACCTATTTTAACAGAAAATGAGGTAAAAACAAATGTGGATAGAAGAAACTGATAACGGTAAATTCAAATTTCGTGAAAATTATAAAGATCCTTACACTGGAACATGGAAACCTGTATCCGTTACTATGGAGAAGGATAATTCAAGAGCTTATAAAGCAGCTCGAAAAATCCTTGAACAAAAAATAACAGAAAAAATAGCGCAATTAAAGGCCTCTGAGTTACTTTTCACGGAACTTTTAGATGAATGGTGGGCGTTTTATAAGAAAGAACTTAAAAGGTCGTCTGTAGCTTCTCTGAGAGGTAATATCGAAGAGATAAGGGAAACTTTTGGAATAGGTGTTAAAGTAGTGAATATTGATCCTAAATACGTTCAGAATTATCTCGATAACCTAGATTGCTCTAGGAATAAAAAAGAGCGTAATAAGTCTATGCTAAACTTAGCATTTGATTATGCTGTTGGTTTGGATATTATCCAAGATAATCCTGCAAGACGTGCTAAACTCCCAAGGGTAAAGAAAACTCTTGAAGACTGGAAAAAGGCTGAAGAAAAATATCTTGAAGAAGATGAAATTAAACCATTATTGAAAGAATTGTACAGAAGACCTAGCACTTACCGACTTGGTTTGTTGGCTGAGTTTATCAGTTTGAACGGTTGTCGTATCGGTGAAGCTGTCAGCATTGAGCCGTGCAACTACGAATCTAAGTCAAGAATATTGCAGTTGCACGGAACATTTGATCATACAGAAGGATATCGTAACGGGGAAAAGACAGCACCAAAGACATTAGCTTCTTATCGTGAAACCATCATGACAAGTAGAGAACTTGAAATTCTACAAGAGTTAGAATTTATGAACGAACTAGAAAAAAATACAAATCATAGATATAGAGATATGGGATACCTTTTTACAACAAAAAACGGTGTTCCAATTCAGACTAACTCATTCAACTTAGCTTTAAAAAAAGCTAATGAAAGATTGGAAGACCCAATTACAAAAAAACTTACTAGCCACATCTTCCGTCACACTCTTATTAGCCGTCTAGCAGAGAATAACGTGCCGCTAAAATCAATCATGGAACGTGTAGGACATGCAGACGCTAAAACTACTGCCCAAATTTATACTCATGTCACAAAGAAAATGAAATCAAGTGTAGCTGATATTATGGAAAACTATTAA